CCATTTATACTACAATCCGTAATTGCATACAATGGAGTACGTGATAATGCATAACAACTCGAAGTAATAATTTTTTTCATGTTCATTTTATTATATATTTTCTGATTAATTTAAATGTTGCAGCGATATCTAAAAATTTTAATTCTTGATCAGTTTTAAGTGGATAAAACGCAATAGTAAATCCATGATCTGCCCAAAATCGTTCAGTTACTTTCATACCATTTATCTTGTCAAGATATATCCATGGTACGTTTAATGCTAAATCAATCTTGATGCCAAGTTTATTCAATCTACTGATAAATGTCTCTAACTTTTTACTATTCATGGTGCCGCCTAATAATTGAAAACTTTAATTGATTCTATGTTATGCTCCTTGGCAATATTGATCATATGCATAGTTCCTCTGCTTTCACCATCCCAAAATGCTATCAATCCATCTGCGTATTCTGCCATCTGAACATTGCGTTTATAACCAGCACTATTTCCAAAGAAATGCCACTGAGCTGGAAAATATTTCACTGGATATCCTCGGGATTCAGCATATGCCTCTCCCATCTTATCTGCTCCAGCTGCTAATCCACATACGATTTCAATGGTTTCACCTTCTTTCAATTCTATACTTGATATGACTGAATCACAACTAGCAACTAGATAATCATAGTCATTGAAATTTCTACCCCCAGCTATTATTATTTTCATATTATATTAAATTGAATGGTCGTATACGTTCGGTTTCCCATTTCCATTATTTTCAGTTATCACAAATCCGCCCGTAGATGTATAACCAAGAGTCTCTGAATAAAAGTTCCCCGTAAACAATGCTGGTAGAACTATTTTTCTATAATTGGCCTCATCGTCTGATACTGCTACGTATGTGTTGAACATCAATGGCCTATTTATCTTAGTTTTATGGGTGTGTCTACTATGGATGTGTCCTGATAACCACAGCGTAAAGACATTCGTAGCTCCAAATAAATTCACCATTTTACCAGTATCCTTTTTATCCATTTTGAAATGTCCATGCGTCAATAGATAACATATTCCATCTATGACTGGTCTCAAACAATATGTGTGGTAATTAAATTTGATACTCTGCATCTTCAAACTTAAAATATGCGATAATAATTCTGCCGCCCCTCCTTCATTATCAATATCCGCTTGAGGTGTCAATCGATCATGATTTCCAGATATAACATTAACTTCAGCTAAATTGTTTATTTTATTTAAAAAATCTCCAATCATCGTGGCGGCAAGTATGATGACCTTTGCACCGTACATGCCTTTCCCCAATGATTTAAAAGTATTTAAATGGTTTAACCCGGATATAGATTCAAAGTAATCTCCTAACATATTCACATGTACTTGAGCATATCCATAGCTATTAATAACAGTTGCAATTTTATCTAAATATCCAACTAATATATCAGTATTAAAATCTGGAGTAAGTATTAAATCACTTACATCTGCTCCAATATGAAAATCTGCCAAGTTTAATACTCCAACACCTCTAGTTGGATTATGATTTATTGGGTTTTCCCTAAAAGTTTCAATGGATATCAATAGATCATCGATTAACTTCTGGTATTCAACTTCTGGATTTTTTTCAATTGGTTTAAATTTGATCCAACATCCATAGTTTGTTATAGTCGTCGGAACTAATACTTTAGTGTCAATTCCATCAACGTTTTGAATTTCTTCTACCTTCATCGTAACGTCCCATGAATTAAATCCATGCGACTCAACTCTCCACACGCTCAAATCTACTTTAGAAAATTCCAAGGCATCTTCCAATGATTGAATTGATTTGGTAGTTTTACCCTTGAACATCGCTTCAGTATCTGAAACATTGAACTCGCGCTGTCCGTTAGCTGGTACAGCCTGATTTAAATCAATTGGGAGATTTAATTTTGAATGATTTGGAGCACCACTTCTAGTGTCATCTTCTTCACGCCTTGATCTGTACATCCCGTCCACATATTTATCAACAGTATATCCAGTTTTCATGAAGCGTTTCCATATCTTTCTAGCGCGCTGCCCGACTACTGATGTTGGTTCAAGTTCATATGTTTTCTCTAATTCTATCCATGACCTTTCACCTTTACCATTGATCAACATTTCATTTAAATATTCTCTTACACCGTGCTTGGGGTTACTTATAGTTCGCATATTTATACTTTAGTTATTGAGATAGATTTTAATTCAAAATTTCGATTGGTTTCATATAAATTTTCAATATTCATTATACCTGTAGTGATTGTATTCCATATAATTTTCATAACTTCTTCAATTGAAGCAGTTTTACATGTAATGAAATTAAATTTAGATTCAACAGTTTCTAACAACGCCATATTTGGGTCGTTTACATCTAATAAAATTGAATTATTAAATACCTTCATATATGAATCAAAAGTTACAGTCGGAGATACATGGAATCCATCAATAATATCTTCATGTCGTACAATCGATTCTTTTGGTATAAAAAATTCAAACTCAAAATCATATGAATCCATACGCAACCCGTATTCCGTAAATATACCAATTGCAACTGGTTTATCTATACCAATTAAATAGGTACATGTAAAATCTTCATGTAGTGTTTTCTTTTTTAGTATCATTAGGTTAAAAATTTTTGTTCAAAAATATTATTCAATTTTGTTTTTGTCTCATTTTCAGTCTGCTCATCAGCGGCTTTCATTCTACCTAATATGTGGTTCCCCTGTGTACTCTTAGGTTGATACAATTCTATGATCCCCTTGTTAGTATCCATGGTTGCCACGAAGGTCATACCATCTCGCCCTAAACGGTTCTTGACTATGTGAATTTTAGCAGTATTTGCTACTTTATCACTATCCTTCCGAGTCAATGATATCATAAAATCTGCTGTATGATGTTTACCAATTGATTCTGATATCATATCGGCTCCAATGACATCCTCACCATATGAGTCTCTTCTGCTCTGTGAGGCGGTCCATAATGGAATCATATATTCACCAGCCAAACCCCTTAACTGCTGATAGAGGACACGTAATCGCTGATCTGTCCTATCCCTTTCGTTTCCCCCCAATTCCATAAGATCCGCATAATCCAATATTACCATATCTGGCTTATTCCCAAGTAATATCGACTTATCTATGAATGCTCTGAGACCATTTATTGTCAATGTATTTTCAGCATACCATTTGATTTCAAATTTACCAGTCATTTCGGCGTACTTAGATTTGACAGCATCCAAATGCGTGCTCATATGCATCGATGGTATGTTGGTCAATAGTACATCATGTCTTATTGCTACATAGGTTTCCATTAATTCCAAGGTGACATATAAAACACTGAATCCAGCTTGTACGGCAGATAGTGAAATGTGTTGGAGTAACCATGACTTACCCGAACCCCCGGGTCCAACTACCACTCCCAGTTCCCCGGGACCCAAACCACCTAATATAATCTCATTCATACATCCCCAACCAGTTGGTATATATCTCCGATTGGTCACATCATATCTATGATCTAATGTCTCAAAATAATTGTAAGATATATTACTCGTTTCCCCAGATTTAGTCGCCTCATCGATCAACATCCGCATCTTATCCCAATTATTTGAAGGTAAGATTTCTATACAACTATAAATTGCTGCCTTGAATTTTTGGTTCTTGAAAAAATTTTGGGATTCGGTTTTAATCAACTCTAAATCCGATGATTCAACTAATTTATAAACATTTTCCAGAGAATTAATAACTTCAATACGACTTATTTCATTCTCCATTCGATTTATACCAATCTTGAATGCATCTAAAGTCGGTAAACTTCTATATTCATTGAAATAATTAAGGGTGTAATCTGCTATCCATGATAATGCTGCTGATTCTAAATGATCAGGTGAAAATAAGTCATACATCCTACTTGTATAGGATACATCAGTTATCAACGATGCTACCAACTTTACTTGGAATGTATACCCGTAATCAACTAATTTTTCTACCACCCCTTTAAATTTCTACTTGTATTAAATCAATGCAATTAAGAATGTAATTTCTATGATTATAACCATAATCATTAACCAACATCTTGGTGATAACTGAACCATAATATCATATAATTTATCTCCCATTATATAAAGCATCTGCAACATAATCAATTAAATCCGAAACTGCCATTGAAGTGATATTCAAATTGGCTAATCTAGGAGATTTCCCATCCAACCCTTCCGACATATCATCGTCTGGATTATCGTGTACTAAATTAAGCATTAATTCATATTCTTTAGGTAACATAGTTCTCACTTTAAATTATAATATTCTAGTTGTCCGAATGCTTGATTCAAGTTACTTAAAAAGTAATCATTATAAGTACTCAAACCATCGGTGTTATATAGTTTTTTAAATTCGAATGGGTTATATCTTGAAATTTCTTTCTCTACCCACCCATGTATATCCATTGTCTGGACTCCAGTTATATTTACATTATGTAACTGCATCAACTCTTCATTTAATAATAATGTATATTCATTGTCCACTATTGTTTTGAATAATTTTGGACACTTTTTTTCTGATTGTTTAGATCTCGATATATTGATAATATCAGAGCACGTTAAATATGTCGTTCGTAATTCTGGTATATATTTCAATAGAGTTTTCAATCCAGCTCCTTTGATACCTTTTATATTATCTGAATCATCCCCAGTCAATGCTTTATATGTTAAATAATTTTTAGGTAAAATTTCTAACTCTTCAGTGATGGTTGATTCAGTGTATAATTTCTTTTTAGTTGGTGAGTATACTTGTACTCGATTATTTATTAGTTGATAGAAATCTTTATCAGCTGAATAGATGGTTACATTTGGACTATCTTTGAAAATTGTAGTAGTCATGTAACCAATGATATCATCCGCTTCAAGATGAGTCATCATAAATGCAGTGATTGGTAAACAGTTCATATATTGTTCCAATCTGATTAACTGCTCTTCAAATGATTTGTCCTCACCTATAACTAAACCCATGGGTACAAATCTATTTAATCTCATTTTATTTTTTCGCTCTGATTTATACGCTGGATATATCTGTCTACGCCTATACGCACAATCCAAGCCATCGAACGCGACGATGCATCTAGTTGGTCTAAATTTAGTAATCGCCAATGATAACGATCGTAAAAAGCCAACTAGAGCACCCACGTGTTTTCCATTGTGATTCACCGTTGGTACTGCTAGAAATGAACGTATGAAAGTGTTTAAACCATCAATTATTAATACTCGTTCATTCAAGCAGTTACCAGACTTGGGCGCATCACTATTCGTTCGCATGAAGTCGGTAAATATATTTTGTAAATCTACCATTAAACTTCGTCTTCGATTGATATTGCAGTATCTAATACCTCATCAACATTTATTACTAAATCTGAATCTGTCTTATACACCATAATAAATTTATCACAAATTTCTTTCCAAATTACAGTTCGTAATTTTTCATTCTTAGCTAATATAGCCGAGAATGCAGATTTACCAACCGCTTTGTATTCTTCACCATCTAGGGTATAACTATATGATGATCCACTAATTTTACCTATCTTGAATACTTTCATATACTCAATCCAAGATCCGTAATTATCAATTCCAGATGCAAAGTATATATCAAATTGAACCGTTATTAATGGCGGCCCCATTCGATTTTTTGTCACTTTAGCTTTCGTTCCTCTACCAATTATTCGATTCATTCCATGTACTTCCAATGTCTTGTTGGTTGTTGCATCCAATTTGATCATTACTGAAGCGTAGTGTGGTAGTGCCTGACCGCCCGGCATTCTGAATGGATCCTCAAACGGCTGTGCATTTAATTTTTGTCGCACTTGGTTGGTGATTATCATACAAATATTCTGTTCAGCAATTAATCCGACCAATCTAGCTAATCCATTTGCAATGATGATTGACTTCGATGTATTATAACCTTGTTTCCCAAAATCACCCTTTATTTCATCGTCAGTATGTGTGGCAATAAAACTATCCAATACAATTGTAATTAATCGATTCTTATCCATTGATCTAGCGTATCCAATCAAACGATCAATTGAAGTCAATATCGATTCCAATGAATTATTCCGTATAAATATCCACTGATCTGTAGTTTCATCAGTGTTCACTCCAATTGCATTAAAGAAGTCTTCGTTAAATGCATATTCAGTATCAATATACACTGCTAATCCACCGAGTTTCTGTGTACTAGCTAACGCGTGTCCACCCAATAATGATTTTCCACATTGCTCTTTACCATATAAAAGTGATATTCTACCACATGGATACCCACCGTGGGGGATGTTGCTGATAGCTAAATTAAGCATATCACAACCCGTTGATACCCATTGTGTGACATTCGCCACACTATCAAGTCCAGAGTTAGTTACAATATCAAATGGGCGATCTTTAAACTCTTTATTCATTTGCTTTCCTAGCATTTCAGCTAATCCAGTAAAGGATGACTTAGGAACTTCGTCCCTTTTAGGTGTTTTCGGTGTAGCCATTACTAGTGTTTATTTTTTGAAATACTGAGCGAATGTAGCGTTTACATCACCACCAGCTGGAGCAGCGGATGCTGCTGGTACTGTTGTACTTTGTTGGACCGCAATACCATTAACTGGTTGCTGTACAATTGCTGGACCAGCGTTGACAACGTTCGATGGCGCGGTTAAAGTTGGTGCTTTTAAATCAACTTTCTTTCCACCATTTTCCGAGAACTTTCTCAACAACAATGTCATCTCATCCATAGTTGGTTCAGTTAATATAGACTGAACTGTTGGCATCTTAACGATTAACTCTGCAACTGCTTGCTCGGTGGTTGCTGGAGTTCTATCCGGTAAAGCTAAGATCATATTTTGCGCATATTCGCCCTCTTTGACAGGTTTTATATGTGTAACCTTTAAATCCCTACCATCTTTCAAATCGGTAATATCACCATATTCGAGTACACCAAAAATTGCTAGAATCTTGTCGTGATCTTTTGATGACATGTTCCAGAATTTTACTCCCTCATCTTCCTTCCCACGAACTAAAATTGGAGCATAAAATCTTACCGTTGGATCACACATGTTAGCAATTTTATACATGTTTTTGTCTGTGCTTCCAGCTGCATTAGCTCTTATGGTATCCCCATATTCTCTAATAGGATCAGCCTTTCCGAACGTTGACAATGAAACGAAAGGTGTGGTCGAAATATTAAAGTGTTGCCACACCGTTGTTATCGGCCAATCCAAGTCATGAATATATGGTAGCATCCGAATTGTATAATCTCCAGCTTCCTTTGGTTTCCATTCAACTCTATTACTGGAATTACGAGCTGTTAATGATTGTGCCGCGATTCTCTTTTCGCGTACTAAATTTTGATTCATTTTTAAAAAATTAAAAGTTAATAATAAAAACTATTTTATAAATAACAATTCGAGTGGCATTCCAATGTCGCCTATATCACCATCATCGACATTTAATAGGAATCTGTCTCGATATATTTCCCAATCTACTTGATATCCATCACTTATTACACCATTGTTTGATCTGCGAACTATTGCATTTAATCCATTTATCGTATACAATGTATTTGTATACGATTTTCGATGTATTTTTATCGTATTTTCATGTATATATCCAGCATTTAAATCTTCAGTATTCTCAATTACACTGTAAACACATATTACTCCAGTACGTACAAATAAATTATCATATATACGTATGTCATCGACTAATGTTGAAATATTTTTGCGCAAAATATCTACAGTAGTTTCTAAATTTTTCAAATTTATAAATGTGCATAATATATGTTTACGCTGCTGATTTGTTGTTGATAATTTTGACACCACTCATCTCTCCATAATTTAGACCAGCTTTTACTTTAACTGGATACCCAGATTTTTCAAGTATTTGCTGTATTACTACTAATAAATTCGGATTATCCGATTCACTGTAATCTATTAAAAATGCATCATATGTGTACATTATTAACTTACTACTATACGGATATAAGTATGTCTGTAATTCTCGTAACATTAATATATTTTGCTCCGTTTCCGTCGCCTGCTGTATATATGAAAATAGTTTGCCCTTAGTCATCTCGACTAATTTAGACGCTTCAAACGTTCTACCCCCATTTGTAACTACAAATCCATGTGTTTCATATAATTCCCACATCTGGGATTTATACACTTCAACACGTTTGAAAAAATCTATATATGAATAAGTTGTTTCTACCTCACCATATAATTGTCTGAACGTTATCCGCTTAGATTCCTCATATTGTTCTGTATTTAAATGATCAATTCCAAAATAGAATTTACCAAGATGTTCGTGAACATTCTCTTCTAATGTAAATTCGTATCCAATTAATGATGCTATTAATCTGACATGATAACCATCATAATCATATTCATATAATTTACCTTCTGGAAATCGACTGATTATTATATTTCGATATTTATCATCCTTCCGCATTGAATTAAATGATATTCGATCATATTTAAATGATGGCCTACCAGTCAATGTTTTTACATTCGAAGTTGGGTGTACTATATTAGATGGTAGCTTGATATTATATTTTTCTTCAGTTAATTCGATATCTAAACATATACCAGTTGACTCTATACATGAACAAGCTGCATGATACATATTAACATAAATAAAATTATATTGTGATAATTCATATGTACCAATATATTTACTGATATTGGCGATCAATTCTTTGCACACTTGTAAATGATGACTAATTGGTATAATATTATTTGAATTTGGATATGCACTATACCATTCAGTATATAAGTTATCTATATTATATAAATATGATGATAGTGGGTCAATATTAACTCCATGATTGAACCATAAATAGGTTTCAATATCGACGCCGTGTATACTATCGATTACATACGATTTATTATAAATATATTTTAGATTAGTATTACTATTTAATATACTGAATAATTCATTTATATTAAATTCATCTAAATCAAAGTGATTTATCCCTATCATGCAGGCTTCATCTATATCAATGAAATGTATATACATACACGATAGTGATGCCAATGGATCGGACCAATGAATAAATTTATCTGATAGGATTGGAATTATTATTGACTTGGACGAAATGAGACGCTGATTTAAATACTCTGCCGTAACCTCACTTGTTTTAATTATGATATTTAATTTCATCTACATTATTTAAAGTATCAGTTTTATTGATATTGATACAATAATACTCTTTCAATCGCCATGATATTGTCGCATATTTAACTATACCTTTCAAGCCTCATGATATTGTTATATAATTCAGTATATGAATCATTCGTTTTAGGCGATTTTTTGTTCAAAATTTCGCCTTTTAACTGGTGCTATCACGGCACTCCATATCGAATCATTTATTTCAAAATCTCCGATTACTTTTCGCAGAATATTAATAGCTCCATTAACATCAGCATTTATTTTAGTCCCGTTTGCAGTTTTGAATAACCCGCGTTTAACTCTATTACCAACGTAAATTTCATGTTTACAAATAGGTTCTAAATCCATTGCTGAACATTTTGAAGTGTAACTTTCTTCGATATTTATAACTTCAATTCCAATCTTCATTGCTTTATACTCAATTTGTTTTATGAGTTGGCTGTGCGGGATTGATACAAAGTTTTGATTATTTCTCTTTCCTATATTTATTTCACGTTTCCAATTTTTATTATTTCCAATTATAATCTTCGTAATATCTAATTCTTCAGCATTTTTTATAATATATTTACTAGTATGATGTATGTAATTTTTAATTAAATTATTTCGTTTAAATGCTAACCTTTCAATTCGTTTTGATGTAAAAATATCGGATTTCAATTGTTTTTGTAATTTCCCAAGACGCTTATTATAAAATGCATTTATTGATTTTAACGGTTTACCATTAATTATATATGAATTTCCAGTATTTGAAA